TGGAATAAAGATATCAAAAATATATCATACGGCCAGCACTAATGGAATTCAAACACCCCAAATATTACGCAGAGTTAAGAAAAAAATACAAGCAAGCACGTACCAACGAGCAACGAGCGAGCAACGATCAACAAGCGAGCAAAGTCTCGAGCACCGTGGACCACGATCCACGAGCAATAGACGAGCAAGCAAAGCCTTCCCTTAAAAGATCTTGAATCTTGGACCCTGGAACAAGTATCATGGCTCCCTGACCATGGTGCTTGGCTAAGATGAAAGTATTGTGTGGGTGTGTAGTATGAAAGGCAATTTGATGTGGTGAAAATCGGATTTTATTACTCTTTGTGACTTTTAATTCTACTGTGAAAAAGGTGCCAGAATCATTATAGCCCAGTAGATCAGGCACGCCAACGCCAGCGAAATTTTCAATCCTTGTCCACTTAATTTGAGGACAATTCTTCTTAACTTCTTGCCAAAGTTTTCGTTCTGGAGCCATCTCATTTCAAAGTAATCATAGCTTCTTGATTACCCTTCCTGGAGATGCAACTTCAGGCACAACTCTAATGACAATCCTATGACTCTCACGTGCTCCAATAATTTTATTCTCTGCTAAAAAGATAGATTCAATATCCCACATTCGACCATCCGGGGTCTTAATAGAAATTCTAGCCTCTTTAGCAACAGTGCTTTTATCATTAAACTTCTTAATGATCTTTTCTAACTCTTGTGATTTTAACATCTATTATTTTTAGTAATCCTATCTATATAATCACTAACCTCGGAAGCTAATTTTTTATTATCTTGTTGTAATTCTTTTATCTGCTCTCCTGCTTGTCTGCATTTTTCCTGCAGGAATAGTTTTTGTTTTTCTAGCTGATCTATGCGTTCTTCGAGATCTGAAGGTCCTTTTTCCATAGTATTTCCTTTCATTTTATTAATTGACTTTTACTTAAAATTACTATAAAAGTCAAGCTTGGTCTTGTTTGGATGGACTCCACCACACGAAGTTCGAACAAGGCCTTTTTAACTTGGGGAAATATGGGCGTACCAAAAAGACTCACAGATCAGCAAAGAAGATTCTCAGAATTATATGTATACAACGAAGGGAGAATGACTCCTTACGAATGTGCTAAAGAAGCCGGCTATGCCGAAGACTCAGCTAGAGTCAGAGCTAGTGAGTTAAGAAATCCAAAGAGATTCCCTTTAGTAGTAAAATTTATTGGAGAACTAAGAGAAGAAGTACAAAACAAATATGAAGTCACATTCGAAAAACATATTAAAGAACTAGCTAGACTCAGAGAAGAAGCCTTAAAAAAAGGTAGTTTTTCTAGTGCTGTCAACGCTGAAGTTTCACGTGGTAAAGCCGCAGGATTATATATTGAACAAAAGATAATTAAAACTGGTAAGCTTGAAGATATGTCGGAACAAGAATTAGAAAATAGAATGAAAGAAATTGTAGAGCAGTATAGTCCAATACTAGACGCGAAACCTATTGAACAACTTAAGAGAGAAGTTAAAGATGGTTCTAAAAAGCTCTCGACTAAACTCCCAGAGACAACCTACGAAGAGGAAAGTGACGTAGAGGAAAAAGAACATAATGAAAATGGGGATTATCAAAAAGTTATAGATAAGATTGCCCATTAAATTTTAACGATCTTTTTCACCCAATCACGTGGTATCATTGTTCTATCTCCAAACGTAAAAGTACCATCATCTTCTTTATCATAGGAAGCAAAAACTTTAACTGATTTATCATCTTTAGAATAGAGCCAACCTTCATTAACAGGATAAGCTAATTTCATTTTGTTGAATTCTTTTTCGCTAGCCCAGCCTGAATCACTCATAGCATCGACCCATTCGACCCTAACTTTAGGGAAAGGGATCTCCGGAGTTGCAAGTGCGACGTTTCTTTTTCTTCTTTTCTTGGGCATGAGTATGTTTAGCATAGATGCCGACAGTATAAAGATAAAATTTTTTTTACACTGCGCTAAAAAAAAAAAATTAAAAAAGGTGTCGAAACTACCTGAAATTAGCCTATAACCCTTGGTATATAACACTAATAGCTGCGACACCACCCCCCTCGCAACCCCCTCGCAGGGGTGTCGCAGGGGTGTCGCAGTGTCGGCACTTTGTGGCCGAATTGTGGCCAAAAGATGTTTTTTCTGCCTTAATTGCTACAATCTGTCGCACCTGAACCAAAGTTGCGACACCTGTGCGACACCCTTGCGACACCCTTGCGACACCTCTGCGACACCTGTTTAGAAGCCTAAATCTCTGTTGTGATATTTATCCAATCGGGCTAACCACTTGTGTTTCCAGCTTCGTAGTTCAGCATCTTGGATTTTAAATTCTTGATAATATAAATCTGGAGTACATATCATGATGACTCCTTGTCTAATTTCAGACCTATAGACATAGTCATGAGCCATTGCGTATGCAGCAATTTGTAAGAAATAGTCATCGATCCAATCTTTGTTCTTCGGACGATTTGACTGCTTGAAGTCAACGACAGTTTCCATCCCATTGTGCGAACAGATTAGATCAGTAGCCCCAGCATAAAGGCCAGGGTAATGGAGCATAACTTCCGAAGCATAGTATTCTTCCACAGGCGCAAGACCAATCTCAATAATTTTGTTGGCCATGGGACGCGCCTCTTGTCCGACCCTTGTAAGATCATCGTAGCCAACGCCTTCGATATGAGACTCCAAGAATTTGTGCATGGCAGTCCCGCGCTTACTAGATAAATTTTTGATTCGTTCTGCTGTTTCATGTCCAACCTTATTTTTCCAGGCTGTTAAATACTCTTGATTCTTTGTTTTTGCAAGTATTGTTGTGACTGAAGGTAATTTTTGTCCGGCTATGTCATAGGTCCGTGATCCTGTTCCGGGTTCCGTGGACCGTGATCCCTGGACGTAGGTATATCGATCACTCTTCTTCATTAAAAACCATTCCGATCTTCTATTTCATCCAAGAGTTTCTGTTCTTCTTCAGTATACTCTCGACTCACGTAACTGTGTTCAGTGTTAACAACACTTCCCTTTTTTTTAAAAATTTCGTCCCACCTTTTTCTATAAGTATCATTCGACACTCGAGACCTACCATCCCACTTAGGTTTTCTTTTCATGCAATTTTCTACTAATTATATTTTCAACTAGATCCCCATACTTTCGTTTAGAGTCAATTTGAAAAATAGATTTAACGATATCTTGCTTCAATTTAGGTAATTTATTCAATGATTTAGTAAGTTTTTCAACATTATCATGATATTCTTTAATGTCTTTTTTGTTCATCATAATATCATTCTACCTTAAATTAAACGAGATAGACACTCTTTCTTTCTTATTTAAGTGAGGCAACACACTATGCCTTAACCAACTTGGAAAGAGAAGCATTAAGTTTTCTACTGGCTCAAAAGTCCATGTTAAAGAATTATATTTATTATAATTTTCTCTCTTAACATGATGCCAGTCACTATCCAAAAGATCATCGACTGGATTAAAAAAGTTTATACCACCACTCTGTGATGGAACCTTAACATAATACACACCGGATAAAGTACAACGAGGGTGAGCATGTTTTATATTAGAATCTTTATAACCATTCATATTTACCCACATATTACAGATCTTAAGCGAATCTTTTAAGAGTAATTTTTTCTTAAATAGGTTAGCATGTTTTTTTATTTCTGTTGCCAGAATAGGGAGTTCTCTCGAATCAATTGCAGGGGATTGCCAGCCTCCTTGATTACTTCTCACTACACCCGCAGTAGATTTATTTAATCTTAGACAATACTCATTAATAAGTTTTATATTTAAATTGAGTGACGTTTCATAAATGGGACAACTAAAAATATTATGAAGTTTAGGATCCATTTTTCATCCCTAGTCGATACCGATCTAAGTCTACGACATTATCATGTTGATTGCCATCATAACGTTCATAGTGATCTATAATCTCTTCCATCTTATGTAATTTAATTTTAACATAAGGCCATAAAGCCCGAGCCATGAAATATGCATCTCTCGAACAACATCTCCATCGCCATTGTTGTTTCCAAGTTTTAGCATACTCAGATTTAAATTTTCTTTTACCCACTGTTCCACAGCCAGCCATATCATGAAACCATTTAATGACCTCTTCATCAGTCATAGATATTTCCATTCTAATGACCGTTACATTATGAACTGGTTTTCCTTTTCTCTTGTGTCGAATTTGTTTAGTTTTTTTAAAATAAACCGATCCTTCTCCATCAAATAATCCAGCCATATACGCCAGATCATTTGTAGTAAGTTGTGACTCTTCCACCTTCATCTCTCTTTCTATCAGGCCATTGAAGATCTAAGACCAATAATTTAGGTTTATGAAAATCTCCATGGGCAATTCTAATTTGATGTCCTGTAGGTGTTCCCTCCACCCAGTGTTGTATATAATTTTTTATTATTTTTTTTCTAGGCATATTTTATTCATTCCAGATTCAATAGTTTTGAATCCATATACCGTTAGAGCATAGGCAATAATACTCATTTCATATTTATCATGATCGTCAAATATTAATCTTGTTCCTCTTCTACTTCTGTTAGCAAACCACATAGCCTCGGTCATGACATCTTTAGTCATGTGTGGACCATCAAAGAATACTAAATCAAATGGACCAGACTTAGGATGAGTATTCATAAACTCAACATCAGTCATATGATGAAATCTAAACTCTGGATAATCCTTAAAATCTATTTCCATTTGTTTACGCATTTCATCTGTGTAGTCTGCAGTGTATGCAGGAGAAGTGTCATAATGTTGATACTTAAGATTATTATATGGATCGATGGCTACATGTTTATAAGGAACACCAGGAAGGCGAGCCTTAATTTCATCCATAATGATTTTAGATCCTAATCCTTCTCGTACACCAATCTCACAAGTTAAAACTTGTGCAGGTGCTTCACTATAAAAAGGTAGACTCTTAACCCATTCAGTTAATAGCTCATACTCTTCGCTATCACCTCTTATCATTTTTTAGTCCTTCATATACATGGGTTTTAATATCTTTTTCTGTACTTATAATAGTTAACATATCCACACCACTATAAGCTTTAGCATAAGCATTCTGACTCACAGCAATTGTTGCGCCAGAACTTAACATCGCGAACTCAGTGCAACTTGTTAACATCAACTGTAACAGTATCAGTACCGTTATCAGCGTGAATAACCGTGGGCTTATGTACATAATATTCTCCTTCCGAATCACAGTCCCAGCATTGATGAACTTTTTCGCCAAACTCGGTCCCTACCTTAACGAATCCGTTACCCTTACACGTTGGACAAAAGATTATTTCTAGATTAGATTTTTTTAATTTTGCCATTTAACTTCTTCGCTTTCTCATTTGCTATTTGTTCAATGGTTTTACTAATTGATAACTTGGCGTCAGGTAATAAAACCTTAGACAAATTAATCAATGTCTTATATGTTTCGTGTGTTAACGAAACATTTCTATACTTTGTTATATCAGTCATAGTTCCTTTCATTTATTTCTGAGCAATATATAGGATCAGAATAGGGTTTGTCAAGATGAAATTTTTATTAAGTATGATTATTTGTTCAAGTGTGTATCAGCAATGTCTACCTCCCCACCCAATGCCGAAAGAATATAATAGCCACTATGAGTGTATGATAGCAGGTTATGAAGAATCTATGAAAAAGGCTAAAGAGATAGGACGACTAGATGTGAATAAGTATGGAACTATTATAAAATTTTATTGTCAGCAACTTCCACCCACCGATATATAATTGACAAGGTGTTTAAATTGTGCTATCGACAATTTTCCCTTCATATGACTTATTTTACTATTCTTGTAGAATAAGTCTATTTTTCATGATTCCACATGAGTAGCATTCCTACTACTAATCCGTAGATTAGAATGATTATAAAGAGACTAATTAAAAAATTCATTTACACATACAACCAAAGAAAGCACCACTGCCGTCTTTCATCATATAACTATTTAGAGTATCTACATACTCTGTTAATGTTAATCTTAAAATATCACACCAATCAAAACAACCTATGTCAGCACTTATTACTATGCCTTCCATCATCTTCTTTGTCACTGGGATTAGTTGATATAGTCCGTCGGTCCATATTATTAGGTCCATCTACAAACTCCTTCAAAAAGTTATATTAATTTTTGATCGTATCTTCTTGTACCAAACTTTATTATTTTTTTCAGCCCAGCGCCACCTAAATCTAATTTAGCATAAGGTTTCCATGCTTGCTTTATTAGATTTAATTCTAATACAACAGCTGCCCATTGTTTTGCTGTTATATTTTTACTGCTTAGTGTTATCTTTTTTTCTTTCATGTCCTATATATAGGATTTCTAGGGACATTTGTCAACGTCCTTTTTTACCTTTTCCACGATATTTTCCCATTCTTTTCTCGTGTTTATTACGATTCTTTTTATGACGACCTGGCCGCTTTCTAGGCTTATCGCGCTTAGGTTTAGTTACTAAACCGAATTTAGCTTTGCGGCCCATCTTTAGCTAGTGGAGTATTACTACTCATAATGGGTAGGTAACTAATCTTTCCGTTAACATATTGTTTAAGATCAGTACCACACGTAGTACATCTAAAAATTTCAGGATTAATAGATATAAAAATACTGTGCTCTGCACAAGTTGGACAACGTCCATTAGTAACCTGCGCTTCTACGTTTAATCTATTTCCGAATGTTCCGTCTCCAAATCCTGCCATCTTTTTTTCCTATTGTGTACTTTCTTATTCTTTATCACAAGTTGACGATAACGTCTATCCCTCAAAACCTTTGCTATAGGGTTCTTTTTATTGACACGAGAGACATTCATCACTGCTACTATCAAGGTCAGCCAATGCTTCTTGCTTACATTCATTACTGCAGAATAAATCTGAGTCTTGTTTGGCTTCGAATTCTTTCTTACACTTATTACAATTTTTTTTCATTATTCTAATATTAAAGCTTTAATAGACTTTTCGCCTAAATATATCTCAGTTTGAGCTTTACCTTTATAACATTTATAAGATACAGTTTCACTGTACTGTCTCTCCGCTTCACGTTTTCCGCGTAAACATAATCCCATTGAGGGCTGGATACGGTGTTCTTT